CGGGACCCCGTCAATGTTTGCGATCAGGGAGCGCCGCCACGCATGCGCGCGCGACAGGCTGTGTACCGTGTTGGTGTGCCTGGGATAATATCGCCCGCGATGCTTCTCGAAATGGGTCTCAACGCTGTGGTTATTCTGCGCCCCCAGAAAGGTCGCCGGGATGATCGAGAACACGCGCTTCCGCGTTTCGGCCTTGGCGCGAGCGACCACGCGCGCCTCATGGTCGGGGCCGATATTCACGCGAGCCCATCCCTTAAACGCCGCGCTTGTAACGCTGATCGCCTTGGCGGGGCGCAATGGCGGGTTCAACCGCCGCGCCTTGCGCTTGGCCATCGCGGCCTTGATCGTGCCCTCAAACGTACCGTTACGTTTCAGGCGGGAATACTGGTCCGCGATCGACCGCGCGTCGGATTTATACATATCAGATCCTCCATAATTGCCGGAACAATCCCGGCGGATTGATGCCCCAGCGGCATCGGAGAGCCAGGGGCGGGGCCCCTGGCAGACCGATGGCGCTAGAGCGTCTCAAGGGATGCGCCTTGGTTATCTATCCATGCTTGAGTAGCGTAGATCGTCAATGCGGCCGGTTTGCCAAGAAAGGTTCCGCCCGTGACCATGGCGGAATTGTCGTCGACGATCACTGTTGGGTAACCGATATCTCGGTCGAACTCGAAAGGATTACTGATGCATGGCGCGGGAGATACATTGCCGCGGCGATCGGCGACGAAATATTGGGTGCGCGATCCACCATCCCACCATGCCGGGCCCGTTGCCCGCTCGCCCGCTTCTACAATGTTTAGGATAAACCTTTTTTTGCGATATCCCATTGCTTTGAAAAGTAACCTGAGCTCGGGGAAATCTTTGGTTTCGCGGATGTTAGACATGTTTCATGTGCTCCATAATTGCTGGGACGATCCCAGCGACCCGCTCTTTTTAATTGGTGCCGCACAATTAATCAACACAAAAAATGGTTTTTTCTGTTTTATCCGCAAATCGCGCGCCGCCGTGTGGATTTCCGCCAAAAAAACGGCCATCGATTGATATCCTCGGAAGGAAAGTGCGGATGGGCGCGGACACCAAACCGGGCGTGGACTGGCCAGCGATTAAGCGCCGCTACGAGCGCGGCGAGGCGGCTAATGCGATCGCGGTGGATCTTGGGACGGTAAGCCGTCAAGCGATCTTGAAGCGGGCTAAGAGATATGGCTGGTCCCCTGACGCCAAACCCGCGATTCCCAGCCATCAGACGGGCAGTCGCGGGCTCGCGACGCCGGACAGGATGGCGGCGATTGTCGAGGCCGTGGAGCGCGGGTTGACGGTGGCTCAGGCCGCCGCGCTTTTAAAACTTAACCGCCACACTGTGCACAATTGGACCCAGGCTAATGAAGATTTCGCCGCCGAAATTGCCGCCGCTGAGACGCGCCGGATTTCGGCTCAAATCGGCAACATCTCTCGCGCCGGGGAGACAGACTGGCGCGCGGCTCACACGCTAGTGAAAGCGTACGACGATCGGTTCCGCGACACGCGGGGAGGCGACCGCGCCCCAGCGGTCACGGTTAACATAGGCGGCGAGCGCGGCGCGGCGATCGACGGCGACACCATCACCATCGACGGCTGATGCGACGGCTGATGCGTCGTACGATGCACGGTCATCAGGCGTGGTGCCTGATTTAAGCCTAATGTTTTCAACGGGTTCTCTGGCCTGGACACCCTCCCCTCGCCCAGGCCGAGCGCGCCAGGGGTCGCCGCCTCGACCCCTGGCACCCACCCCCCCCCAAGCCGGGCGCCGCTGGGTGGCGTAGTCGTATATGTTGCGCCCCCGCGCATGGTTGCCGTTAAAAATTAGGGAAAAATCGCGCCAAGGTTGCAATGGCAAAAACGATCACGATCGATCTGGAGAAAATATATTCTCCACAACCGCGCCAAAGACTTTTACACAACACATTGGCTCGACAAATACTGTTCGGCGGCGCAGCGGGCGGCGGCAAGTCAACAGCGGGCCGCTGGGAGTTAATAACGATTGCCCTCCGCTGCCCAGGAGCCCAGTGCTATATCTTCCGGCGCACTTTGGTGGAGCTAGAGGCAAACCACATCCGGTTCATCCGCTCCGACCTACCCCCGGAATTGGGCCAATGGAACGAGAACCGCAAGGCTTTCGAGTTTTACAACGGCTCCCGCATCGTCTGCGGCTACGCCGAGTCCGATCGCGACGTTGAACGCTACCAGGGCGCTGAGATCCACGCCCTCCTCATAGACGAGGCGGGCCAATTCACGCCTTACCAGATCAGCTTCCTGCGAAGCCGCAACCGCCTGGGCGGCTGGGCTGCGCCAGAGGGCTCAATCTTCGCCAAGCAGTTGCCGCGCATCATCATGACGGCGAACCCCGGCGGGGTGAGCCATCAGTGGCTCAAAAGCACATTCATCGACCCGGCCCCGCCGGAGCAGATTTTCTTCGATGCGACCACGCAGGACCCCAGCGACGACCGCAGCAAGGGCTGGCCCAGCGTGTTCATCCCGGCCCTGATGTCGGACAACAAGTACTTGGACAAGGACTACGCTGGCGCGTTCGGCGGCTTGCCCGAGGAGTTGCAGCGGGCGCTGCGGGAAGGCGACTGGGATCTTGTTGTTGGTTCGTATTTTGGAGATGTATTCCGCCGCGAACGGCACGTCATGCGCCCATTCGAGATTCCGCGCCACTGGCTCCGCTTCAGGGCTTACGACCATGGGAGCGCCGCTCCGTTTTGCTGCCTGTGGCTGGCGCATGCTTCTGAAGACCATGAGACGCCTGACCGGCTGATCCCGGAGGGCTCCCTGGTGGTCTACCGCGAATACTACGGCGGCTCGAACAACCGCGGCCTCAAGATGACGGCGGAAGCGATTGCGAGCGAGATCCGCAGCCGGGAGCGTGGCGATCCGAAGATCAACTACGGTGTGGGCGATCCATCGGTCTGGAAGATTGATGGCGGGCCTTCGATCGGCGAGCGAATGATGAAGATGGGCATCACTTGGCGCAAAGCGGACAACAGCCGCATTGCTGGCTGGGATGCGGTGCGGCGTCGGTTTATTGGCGACGAGGGTGTCCCGGCGTTGTTTTTCTTCGAGGACTGCCAGCATCTGATCCGCACGTTGCCGGTGCTGACGCACGACCGGCATCGGATCGAGGATGTCGATACGAGCTTAGAGGACCATGCGGCGGACGCCTTGCGATACGCTTGCATGTCTCGACCATATCTCACCCCGGCTCCGGTGGAGGAAGACAGTGACCCCACCCGCATGCCGACGCTTGGTGAGTGGCCGGTTCCCAAACAACCGAAGGTGGCGAGGATATGAGTGATATGCACCGCGCGGCGGTAGCGATGTTGAAGGAGTTCGTGAACCAGCGGGCTCTGGCGGTCGAGATGATCCGGGTTCTTCAGGCGGTTGAGGAAGCCCCTGCTGAGATGGGTCGCGCGACGAAGCGGATAGCGGCCCTCCGCAAGGAGGTGGCCGACTTAGAGGACGAGAAGGACAAGCTGGCCGCGACGGTCGCCCAGGCAAAAATTGATGCCAAGGCTGAACTGGACGCGGCGCGAGCTAGGCTGGAGACGGAGACGGCGGCGTTACGCGCCGCGCACCAGTCGGAGGAACAGGCCGCAGCCAAGGTGCGGCGCGAGCGGAAGCTGGCGATGGAGGCCGAGGAGGCCCGTCATCAGGCTTCTTTGGATTCAATCAAGGCGCGCATCGGCGCCGCGAAGGAGATGGCACATGGCGACCAACCAGGGCCAGTTGCAAGCGGCGGTGCGGACGGCGGCGTCGGTAGCGACGGGAACGTACAACGAAAACTGGGCAGACCTCGCGGCAGACCAAGGATACAGCGGAACGTACAACGAGCGTCTGATTCAGTATCTCCAGAACGATCTGAGCAGCGCGGCGACGAATCTCCCCGGCTTGAAGGCGGCGAAGGCGGCGAGCCTGAGCAAGTCGCGCTGGGGTGATCTGACGGCTCTTAGCTGATGCAGGACGTGATGGTCCCAGCGCCCAGCCGGAAGGGCGCGAAGTACTGGCTGGTTGCGATCACCGACGCGCGGGCTCGTGAGCGCGAGTGGCGCGATCGGAGCCACAGGGTCGTTGACCGATATCGCGACGAGCGGTCGGCATTTGACGACTCTTGCCGCATGAACATTTTGTGGTCGAACACCGACACATTGATGGCGGCGTTGTACAGCCGCACCCCGGCGCCGGACATCCGCCGCCGGTACATGACGGATGACCAAGCGGCTCGTGACGCCTCGTTGGCGTTGGAGCGGTATCTGACGTACAGCATCGACAGCTACAACTTCGACGCGACGATCCGCGACGCCCTCAAGGATTATCTGTTGGTCGGGCGCGGCACGGTGCGCGTCAAGCTGTCCACGGACGTTGTCGAGCGCGAGGAAACCCGCGAGGCCGTGTTGATGGGCGAAGACGGCCAGCCGCGCGTTGAGGTTGAGTCCGAGACCGTCGAG